GAGGGGGCAATTAAATATAATGATGGAACCGAAACCACTTACATGGTTCGTCCACCAGATTACGCCCGCTGGGAAATGACAACTAAAAAGGTTATCTCCCAGTTCGGCGGAATGTGGGACATTCTTTATGTCGCTCACAGCGCCATGAAGCGTGATGCAGGCGGAAAGCCAACCAAGACACTAGAGGTCTGGATGGAATCAGTCGCAGACGTCGAAGTAGGTGAAGGAGACCCAAAAGCCATCCAAGAGGAAGCGTAAGCCGACTCTTGGTGGAACTGGCAATAGCCACACACATCCCTATGGATCAATGGCAAACTGCCGAGGACATTCTTACAGCTGTAGAGATATTGGAGCAGAGAAATGGCAAGTGAACTCGTAGCACTTGACCAAACAGAACTGCGCCAAGTATTTAAGGCTCTCAAGAATATGGGTGAAGAAGCTAACGATGAGGCCAAGCGTCAATCTGGCGCTTTGGCTGAATTCGCTAGAGCAGAAGTTATCGAAAAGGCTAGGTCGTTACAAAGTAGCAAAGTAGCCAGCAGGATTGCAGATGGTTCTAGGGTTAAAAAGTCAAGCCGCATAGGCGAGATTACTTATGGCTTCGCATCTCAGAAGTTTTCAGGTGGGGCAACTACCAGAGATATCTGGGGCGGTTCAGAATTCGGATCTAACAAGTTTAAGCAGTTCCCGGTGTGGTCAGGCCGTCAAGGTCGAGGCTCTAAGGGTTGGTTTATTTATCCAACGCTTCGCAGGATTCAACCTGAGATAGTTGCTAGATGGACTGAATCATTTACCAAGGTATTGAAGGAGTGGGGCTAATGGCTACAGGTACTAGAGCATTAACGCTCAAGCTTCTTGCCGACGTTGATAACTTCACTAAGAACCTTAAGACAGCTGATAAGGACGTTTCTACCTTTGGCGATAAGGTCTCAGAGTTCGGCAAGAAGGCTGGGCTAGCCTTTGCAGCCGCAGGAGCCGCAGCCGTAGCCTATGCCGGCAAATTAGCCATTGATGGCGTTAAGTCAGCCATTGAAGATGCCGCAGCGCAGACCAAGTTAGCCCTTACTCTTAAAAACGTTACAGGCGCTACAGAAGCGCAGATATCAGCCACAGAAGATTACATAACCAAGACTTCACTAGCTGTAGGCATTACCGATGATGAACTTCGTCCATCCCTAGAACGCTTCGCTCGAGCTACCGGCGATTTAACTAAGGCACAAAAGTTACAAGCCGTAGCCATCGATGTAGCAGCAGGATCAGGCAAGTCTCTCGAGACTGTAACTAATGCCATGGCAAAAGCAGCAGAAGGCCAAACAGCATCGCTTGCTAAGTTGGGTATTGGCCTTACAGCCGCTCAGCTTAAGACTATGGACATGGATGCCATAACAGCCAAACTAGCAGACACTTTTGAGAACCAAGCATCAGCCAAGGCAGACACATTCCAAGGCAAGCTAACCAGGCTTCAGATAGCCTTCGACGAAGGCAAGGAAACAGTAGGCGCCTTTATCCTTACCGCCATTACGCCATTGGTTGAACTAATTGTAAATCGAGTAGTTCCTGCCATTGAAGCATTTACCAGCAATATAGGCGACAAGCTAAGCCCAGTTATCAAAGTTATTCAGCCAATTCTAGATGGTTTACGCAGCGCATTTAATTCAGTAAAAAACTCATTAGCCGCAAACAATGATGAACTACAGCCTTTCTATAACCTTATGCGAAATATTGCGAGCTTTGCAAAGAACACTTTGGCTCCTATCTTAGGCGAAATCCTTGGCGGAGCATTTACAGTTTTAGGCAAAATTGTCTCTGGACTTATTAGCACCTTTGCATCATTCGTTGACAAGATTACCAAGATTTATAACACCATCAAGGGCATCATCGATGCCATCAAGAGCGCTGGCAGCGCCGTAGGTAACTTCTTTAGCGGAGCGTCATCATCCGGCGGAGCATCGTTCTCTAACGCTTCATTTGCCACTTCATCAAGCAGTTCAGTCCCGGCTCTTTCAGCTGAAATCATGGATTCAGATGCTCGCCTAAGAGCCTTTAGCCAAGGCAGAACCACCAGCATTACAGTCAATGGGGCTATTGATCCAGAATCTACTGCTCGCCAGATAGTCGGACTTCTTAACGATTCATCAGCTCGAGGAACTCTAGGCGGCGCTGGAATCTACGCATGACCGCATATACACCGACTTATAAGGTTCTAGTAAATGCCGTTGAATTAACCGACGTAACGCTCGCTAACCTGACAATAACCAGCGGGCGCACAGACATTAACTCACAGCCAGTTGCGGGCTACTGCCAAGTTCAGTTATTAAATGTCAATAACACCGCATACGATTTTACTGTAGGAACTGGCATCACAATAGAAGTAACTAACAGCGTTGGAACATTTGTGCCTATCTTTGGCGGCACTATTTCAGATTTCACCACATCAGTAAATCGCTCAGGCAACCTTCAATTTACAACCATAATTAACATTACAGCTCTTGGGGCTTTGGCTAAACTAACCAAGATAATCGATGCCGGAATATTGGCACAGGATCAAGATGGCGACCAGATTTATAGCCTGCTAGATGGTTATCTTCTAGGCGAGTGGCAAGACGTTCCAGCAGCTCAAACATGGGCGACTTATAACCCAACAGAGACTTGGGCTAATGCTCTTAATCTAGGACTTGGCGAGATTGACCGCCCTGGCGATTTTCTAATGATTGCTCGATCCAGTAACGAAACCGACCTCTATAGCTTGTGCGCTGCGATTGCTACAAGTGCTTTAGGACTTCTCTACGAAGATTCCAACGGCAACATAGGTTATGCCGATAGCACTCACAGACAAGATTACTTAGCAGCTAATGGATACACGACGCTGGATGCAAACCACGCTAATGGCGTTGGACTTTCAGTAAGTACCCGAGCAGGTGACCTGCGCAATAAATTCGCCATTACTTATGGCAATAACGGCAATAGCGTTTACACAGCTGAAGACGCCGAAAGCATTACCCAATATGGGACTTATGCAGAAGCTTTCTTGTCTTTTATCAAGGACACAGCCGATGCCGAGTTGTATGCGGATCGAGTTATAGCCCTACGCTCCCAGCCATATCCAAGATTCCAAAACATTACCTTCGAGCTTGGTAACCCAGAAATTGATGATTCAGACCGAGACACCCTAATCAATATATTCACCGGATTACCTATTTGGATTCAAAACCTGCCTCCCAATATATCCGAGGGTTCATTCGAGGGATATGTCGAAGGCTGGACATTTAGAGCAAGCCTAAACAATTTGACCATTACGCTCAATGCGTCTCCGGTCAATTTCAGCCAAGTTGCTGTAAAATGGGAGTCTGTAAACCCAGCAGAAGCTTGGAACACCCTAAGTCCTACCCTGACTTGGCTTAACGCGATTGGAGCGGTGGCATAATGCCAACAACAACACCCAACTTTGGCTGGTCGGTACCTGTATCGACTGACCTTGTAAAAGACGGCGCTACAGCCATCGAACTGCTTGGCGATAGCATCGATGCTTCGCTCGTTGATCTCAAAGGCGGCACAACAGGCCAAGTGCTTGCTAAAGCATCAGGCACAGATATGGATTTTTCTTGGGTTGCTCAAGATGACTCCAACGCTATTCAAAATGCTATTGTCGATGCTAAGGGCGATATTATTGCTGCAACGGCGGCAGACACTCCAGCACGTTTGGCAGTTGGGGCAGATAACACAGTATTAACAGCCGACAGTTCAACAGCCACTGGCCTGAAATGGGCAGCAGCCGCAGGTGGTGGCAAGGTTTTGCAGGTGGTTAGCGCGCAAATTACGACTAATGCCACCATTGCCTCTACAACATTAACAGACACAAATATTACTCTTTCAATCACACCTACACTTTCAACATCAAAAGTCCTAGTGCTGATTTCGGCTAACGCAGGCGCATATAGAAGTGCAGGCGAGGCTTACGGTAAATATAGAATTATGCGTGGAGCAACCGTCATTTGGAACGCCACAGGAAACGATTTTTCCTATGGTTTTGAAGTAGGAGGATCGGGAGCAAACTTCTTAAGAATGTACCAGCAATTAGGATTAGTTTATTTGGACAGTCCTGCCACAACATCTTCAACAACCTATAAATTGCAGGCAGCAGCATATTTAACAACTAGCAGCGGAGCAGTAAGATTCCAAGCTGATAGCAATCCTTCTTCTATAACACTCCTAGAAATTGGTGCATAATGAAAGACTATTTAGAATTAGCAATTCGCAAGTTGAGACCAACTGCAGAGTTTTCTTACAATGACAGCGATTATTCAACTATTAAGTGGGACGTTCTTGAAGGCGATGCTCCTACAAAGGCTGAAATCGACGCTGCTATAAAGCAAATTAAAAGCGAGGAAGCAACCAAGGAAGAAGAAGCCGCTAAAGCTAAAGCTGCTCTATTGGAGCGTTTAGGCATTACGGCAGAAGAAGCCAAACTGCTATTGTCATGACCCCAAAGTTATGCAAAGCAGGGGTTCAACTTCGTGAGCAGTTAGATGATAGTTACCCAGACCGCGATAGAACCTCGGACGGCTGGATTGGCGATGTACGTCATTCGGCACGTACTTCTGACCACAATCCTGATGCAGCGGGTATCGTCCGAGCCATTGACATTGACAGGGATTTATCTGGCAAAGCAAAGCCAGACCTCATGCCTTATCTTGCAGATCAGATACGACTCTTTGCAAAGCGTGATAAATCAAAACGCGTGTCGTATGTCATCTTCAATGGTCGCATCGCATCGTCTCGCATGGGTTGGCGCTGGAGAAAGTATTCTGGAATTAATCCGCATACTAAGCATTGCCATATTTCTTTCACTAAAAAGGGCGATACAGATGGTTCGTTCTTTAATATCCCAATGATAGGCGGCACAGTATGAACATGAAGAATCCAGCAATCCTGACAGCAGGTGCTTTCCTAGCAGCTTGGGGTGCATCTAACTTTGCACTCGACTATCGTTCTGTCCTTTGGGCAGTCCTAGCGGGCGTATTCGGATACGCAACTCCGAAGAAGTGACAGCGGCAGACCTAGCAGCTTGGGCTGTAGGAGTAGTTACAGTTTTAGGCGGCTTGGCTGCTTACACGCAGTTCATGATTAAGCATTATTTTGCAGAGCTAAAACCTAATGGCGGCTCATCTATCAAGGATCAGGTCAATCGCCTTGAAACGCGTGTCGATACCATAATCGAGATGTTAGGTAAGTAACACTTATCCTATGGCAAGGAAACGACCAGTCATAGACCTAGATACTTACAGCGCCTTAGATGCTTATTGCATAGCGATGAACGAGTATTACAAGTCTTTACGCAGAGCAGGCTTTTCAGAGACTCATGCTTTCTGGATGCTCGGTGATCGTGAATCCTTTCCTGATTGGATTATCCCTGGCTTACCTAATCGAATCGACAATATCCCCTATGAGGACGACGACGAGGACTAAATGACAGTAAAAAGAATTGCTTGGATATCAGATATTCAGGCACCTTTCTTTCACGAAGCAGCAGTCAAGAATCTAGGCAAGTTTTTAAGGGCTTACAAGCCACACCAAACCATCTGCATTGGCGATGAGATTGACCTACCGATGCTTGGGGGCTTTGCTCAGCCATGGCAAGAGGTAGAAGGCAACATCGATGAGGATCGTAAGCTGACGCTAGAGATTCTCCAGTACCTTGGCGTTACCGATGTAGTCGGGTCTAACCATGGAGCTCGAGTCTATAAATCTTTATCCCGCAAACTCCCAGCATTTATGAATCTTCCAGAGCTGAAATATGACAAGTTCATGGGCTACGACAAGGCCGGTATTCGCTACCATCCAAATGGCTTTGACTTTGCTCCGGGCTGGCACACCTGCCATGGAGACGCTTTCCCACTATCGAATAAGCCAGGGCAAACGGCCTTGAATGGCGCTATGCGCATGGGTAAATCCGTCGTTTCAGGTCACACGCACAGGCTGGGTCTATCTGCCCATTCTGAGGCCTCTGGAGGCCGATACGGACGCATTGTGTGGGGAGTTGAGGTTGGCAACCTAGTTGACCTTTCAAGCCCCGGTATGGGCTACACACGAGGTTATGCCAATTGGCAAATGGGCTTCGTTGTAGGCACTTTGATTGGCAAGCGATTTACACCAGAGCTTATCCCTATTGATCCTAAAGATGGGTCATTCGTTTATCAAGGGAAGGTTTATGGACGCGCCCGCTAGCATCGCTATTCCTTATATGGAAGATGAAGACCCTAGCCAGATTGTTATCGTTTCGTTATCTAAAAAAGGCGGATGCCGATTTAGGCTCATGTAAGGTTCTCACAAGTCAGAAATACTGACGGAATGGGAGCAGTCATGAATATAGATCATGCACTTATTGGGATGGGCTCATTAGGGCTTGTCTTTGGTTATTTACTTGGTTATGCCAAGGGACATGAACATGGCAAGATTCAGGGCAAGATAAACGCCCGCAGACTTATCAAGGCGCAGACACAACATCAGGTTAGCCGATGAACGCCGGTGACTTCCTTACTGAAGCCAGAGCTACGATACAAGATCGTGGTATGCAATATGGACATCCATCAGACAATATGCAAAGAACCGCAGCACTATGGAGTTCATACCTCGAAATGCCTATCACAGACTATCAAGTTGCAACTTGTATGGCACTGGTCAAAATCGCAAGGTCAATGGAAAGTGCAAAAGTTGATAACGCAGTCGATGGCTGTGCCTATCTTGCAATAGCCGGCACCTTACAGACACAGGAGAATGAGCTTTATGTTTAATTTAGAAGATTACGAGACAGTCGAAGAGCGACTGGTTAAATTCTGGAAGGAACATCCCGATGGTCAGATTCATACGAAGTTGCTGGATCACTCTTCTTCTCGGTTTATCGTTGAAGCTAGTATCTTTCGAACTGAGGCTGATGCTAGACCTTGGACGACTGGCCTTGCTGAAGAAACAGTCCAGGGTCGCGGCGTCAATGCTACTTCTGCTCTTGAGAATTGCGAAACAAGTGCGATTGGTCGCGCACTCGCTAATGCAGGCTACGCTACTAAAGGAAAGAGAGCGTCTCGCGAGGAAATGTCAAAGGTTGCAAAAGGCGTGGAAGTAAAGGCTAAGGTCGATGAAGTAAAGGCTAAAATGGCTCAAACTTCAGGTGAATATGTGCCAGTACCAAAGGAAGAGGATCCATGGACAATGCAAGTAGCAGCACCAGTTCAAACAATGGAGCAAGCCTTAGAGACAGTCAAGGATGTCCTTGGTGGCACTCCGACAGACGAGAGCTGTATCCATGGTGCGCGTGTTTGGAAAACAGGAACTTCTAAGGCCGGCAAGCCTTGGGGTCATTGGAAATGCATGGCTCAAATCCTTGGAGATGCAGAACGATGCGATCCAATTTGGTACGAGATTGACAAAGAAACAGGCAAGTGGAAGCCACAGGTGAAACGTGGGTAAATTATATTTTCGTAATATGGATGATGAATGGGAGCAATTCCCAACAGATGAGCAATTACATGCTGCTCGACAATCAGCTTATGATCTACAGAAACTAGGTTTTGCCATTATCTGCCAGTTATGTAATACGCCCCCAACAGTTCAACAGATTAAACAAAGGGCGTTACAGCATGAATGGAAATGCGATAAATGCGGCACAGTTAATTCTGCTGGGAAGGCATAACCTAATCAATGCCTAGCCAAAGCAGGAAACATCGAGGCTTTCGTACTGAGCGGGTGGTCGCATCTTATCTCTCGCAGTGGTGGAGAAGCGCAAGCATCGGTAGGGGGTCTGGGAAAGACATTCACAATGTTCCGTTCGACATTGAGGTCAAGGCTAGAAGCGATTTCCAGCCCCTAACATGGTTGAAGCAGGTCGAGAAGAGAGCGCAAGGCAAGGAGCTGAGCGCGGTGGTGTGTCGCATGAATACCCAAGGTGAAAATGCTTCAGAGTATTTGGCGTTTATGCGATTTCAAGACTTGGTTCAACTATTGCTTAAGGCAGGTTACGGCGATATCCAGCAAGATTCGGTAGAATTAGAACCTGAACGATGTACACAATGTGGATCGTGGAAGCTAAAGGAAGTCCCATGCCGGACATGCGAGAAGGCCATTAATGCCAATCTATGAATTCGAATGTACCAACGAAGACTGCGAAGCTAATTTGCGGTACGAGAAGGAGTTATCGATCCATGAACCACATTCAGTCACATGTCAGTTCTGCCATAGCAATATGCAGAAGATTTATAGCGTTCCTAGTATCCAATTTAAGGGAAGCGGTTTCTACTCAACGGACAACTAATTACACACAGGTTGTGGATAACTTGGCACAAAGGTTAACTCTACGCTCAAGACACGCCGATGTTATACACATGCTTGACCTGCTGAGTACACTCTTGGCTAGAGCCTCCAAAGGCTCAGGGCGGGCGCCTAAGCGCATAGCCCGCCCGGTAGCAATCGTTATTGGGATATCTCTATCTATGCAGACTACTGCAGTAGGGATAGGCTCAATAGATCCATATTATGATTTACATTCATTAGCTAATTATCAATTAACTGATAAGCAATACAATTGTCATAACGACATAGTCTTTAGAGAATCATCATTTAGGATTGATGCTCGTAATGGCTCACATCATGGCTATTACCAGATAAGGAATGAGAAGCTGATAGATGCTCCTTATGACTATCAGTTCTACTTCTATTGGAAGTATGTTCAGCATCGTTATGGAATTACGCAGTATGATGAGCCTGATTACTGCAAGGCGCTTAATCATTTACTAACCGAAGGATGGCAGTAGTGAGAGGTTTACTGTGTTGGGTGCTAGGTCATGACTATAAGCACATCAACTATGCCTCAATCAGTTATGCATATTGTGACCATTGTCTAAAGAGTATCTATGTCAAAGCTTAAACAATCAGGTAGTACATCTGCTTGGCGTAAGCTGAGAGAGCAAGTCATTAGAAGAGATGGTTGCTGCCAGATGTGTGGCACAGAGGAACGCCTTAGCGTGGATCACATAGTGCCTAGAACTTTAGGCGGTAGTGATTCCTTAGATAACCTGCAAGTATTGTGTTCATCATGCAATAGTGCGAAGGGGGGTAGGTTTTTTGATAGGCCTAAGACACCCCCGACCC